CTTTCTACAAATGTGTATGATTCTCTTATTGCCGGAACTGATACTCTTGATGCTGTAATGACAAGTGCTACAAGTGCGGCCGTTGCCGACATATTAGGAACATCGGTTGATACGAAGACATTAGAAGAAATATTTGAAATTTTATTGGCAATGGCGAGCGGAAAAATTACTCGAAACGGAAAGTTCTTTACTTATTACAAACAAGATAATACAACTTCGCTGTTCACTCTTGATGGTGAGAGCAATGAACGAACGAGGTCATAATGGCTGATTATTATTCCGTATATACTAATGGATGGTTTACATCCATTGACGTATTGGGCGATTCTCCTTCGGGAACATATCTTAACTATAGCGATGTTCCTAGCGAATATGTTACGAAATGTAAAACTAGTAATTATGAAGGTTCTGTTGGAAACTACAATAACGAAAGAGAATTGTTTGATGTTATGGTAACAGAAGCATACAACAAGCACGGTATTTGTATGGACTTCTATGTGACATCTTATGATAAGCAGTATGATAAAATTTGGGGTGAAGATAACGATAGAAGATTTGTTAGAAGATTTGAGATTATGGCGTATTATAATCTTCCGCGCGAAGAAAGACTTTGGTCTAAATTTGGTATTGAGGGAATGGATTCATTTAGTGTTTATGTTTCCAAAAGACATTTTTGGGATGCTTCACAATACGATGATTTACAGACAAACTCATCTGCTTTTGATCCATATATTCCAAAAGCTGGAGATTATTTGTATGCGAAATACAACAAATATATTTACGAAATTGTTGAAGTTAAAGATGAAATTATGATGAATCTTTTGTCCAAACAGCATGTTTGGGAATTTTTGGTTAAACCATTCAAAGACGAGAAGGTTGCTGTTACATCGCTTACGTCTGCTGCTCCTATATCAGCCTTTACAGATAAGTCAACCGATAAGTTTGATGTTACAGATACAATTGATACGAAGAAAACTTCAATTAAATATAGTCCTCCGTCTACTGAAGAAAATCCAGACGATCCGTTTGGTGGTTGGTAAGGAGATAATATGTCGGATACGTCTGCAACATATTTAAATTATTCAAATATGTCTAATCAGTACATTACAAAATGTAAAACTAGTAATTATGAAGGTTCTGTTGGAAACTACAATAACGAAAGAGAATTGTTTGATGTCATGGTGACAGAAGCTTATAATAAACACGGCATTTGTCTTGATTATTATATTACGTCTTATAATAAACAGTATGATAAAATTTGGGGTGAAGATAACGATAGAAGATTTGAAAGAAGGTTCAAAATTATGGCTTTTTATCAAATGCCACGCGAAGAAAAATTATGGTCTAAATTTGGTATTGAGGGAATGGATTCATTTAGTATCTATATTTCTAAAAGACATTTTTGGAAAGCATCAAAATTTGATTATAATCAAAACAATTCTGAATCATACGACCCCTATATACCAAAAGCTGGTGATTACATGATGGCTGATTATAATAAATATATGTACGAAATTGTTGAAGTTAAAGATGAAATTATGATGAATTTATTGTCTAAGCAACATGCGTGGGAATTTTTGGTTAAACCATTCAAGGATGAAAAGATTGCTACGACGAGTCTTACTTCGGCAGCACCAGTTTCAGCTATGACTAATCAGACAACCGATAAGTTTGATGTTACAGATACAATTGATACGAAGAAAACTTCAATTAAATATAGTCCACCGGCTACTGAAAAAAATTCAGACGATCCGTTTGGTGGTTGGTAAAGATATATTTAAGAATGATAAATATAAGTGATATAAATAATTGCAGAGAAATATCCTAATTTTAGGAGATATGAATGAATTTTAAACGATTTTATCTTCAAGAGGAAGCTGAGGAACCAGAAGATTCTGTACAAGATCCAAATGCTCTTGAAGAACCAGAAGAAGATTATGGTCATGAGTTTGTGGATAATGAAACATTTGATGCTCCGCATATAAATGTTGAAGGAGTTCCAGATAACTCAGATCCAATTTTAAATGCGGACGAGTTTTTATATTCCAACGCAGATGCTCAATCGTTTTATGCAAGAGGAAATGGTTTTAATATTACAGACAATCAAGACTTATATGAAGTAATTAAACTGATTAAAGATATGACCGATAGACACCTTTATATGCGCGAATTGAGTTGGAAAGTTGATGTTAAGAATCGCCGGGCCCACTTCATTTTTAGATTGGGAAATGAAGAAAATGATATAACAGAGGATTTCTTTTTACAAGGAATTAATCAGTATGTTATATCAGAATTGTGGAAAAAATACGGCCCTTTATATGATGTAGACGTAAAGTTTGATAAAGACGGTAGTGGCCAAAATGTAATGGAAATGACAGTTGCAAAGAATAAAGATGAAGAAAGAAAGAAGACTTTACATGTTCCGACTTGGGTTCCAGATAGTGCTTCTTTCATAACTAAAAGCTCGGTATCAAGAATATAAAGGAGTAAGCGAATGGCTTTTTTTGACGGAGGTTTTTGGAACTATGTCGCTAATCTTCCGACATGGCAAGGAATGATTTTAATATTTGGTATCGTTTTTATATGGGCAGTTGGAAAATATTGGAAAAACGTAATTTCTTGGATTGGGAAAAAACTTTCTAGCGATGGAGAGGTTTCTGAAACATTACAATACCGTATGTTTTGGGGATTGACAAATGACGCAATTAATATTGTTATGAAAGATGAGATTCGAAGGTCTTTTAAAGAAAACGGTTTTGAAAATCTGAGTGGAAACGACTTTTCAAAATATGTTAAGAACCAAAGTGAGACTTTATTGTCTGCCATTAAAAATCATATTATTAATTTGTATCCACCAGATCATAGAAAGCTAAAGGTTTCAATGGAAGAAACTGTAGATTATGTTAAAAATACTTCTTCAAAAATTGAGGATATTATTTTTGAAATGTATATTGAAGCTAAAAATATAAAGAAACACGATATTGAAGAATTAGAAAAAATTGATGCAAAATTTGGTAAAGAAATTGATAGCTTTTCTAAAAAAGAACACGAAGATTGTTCAAGCTGTTTTGTAATTTTGTTTGGAAAACGAGAGATTGCGGAAAATAAGAAATCTAAAATTAAAACTCTTAAGACCCAAATGAATTTTGTAGAACAGAAATTATCTCAAATTCATTCAATGCTTCTATCATTTTATACCAAGAAATTGAATGAAAATTAAGGGGGTTATAAATGGCTGATTATGATATTAAAGAAGTTATTAGAGATTTTGTTAACTTCGATATTGAGAATAACTATTATCAAAAAGAAGATAAAGAAGAACTGGTTCGTCAGTTCAAACAAATTCTTTACGAAGATGATGTAACTGTTCGTCAATTTTTGAAATCTTTTTTTGAGTCTACTAAAAATCTTGCCGAGCAATATAGTCTAATTGCTGGTGAAGGTGAAGTTGTAGAAGAGCCTATAGAAGAGCCAGAAGAACCAGAAGAATTGGAAGACGCTGAAGAACCAGAGGACGAAGAACCGGAAGATGCTACGGAAGAAATTGAAACAACGGAAGAATCTATACATACAAATAAATATGTTAAAACAGCCGCAAATATTCTTTATGAATAATGGAGATGTGGAAATATGAGTGGATTTTTAAACTATTTGGAAGATTTTAATGTGTCAACTCCAAAAAAGCAACCTAAAAAAGAAACAAAGAAAAAGAAAAAAGTTCTTTGTTTAAATGTGGAAGTTCGGACTGTGGAAGGCGCTCAAATTGTAATTGAAAAACTTCAAGATTGGATTTCCAAACAAGAGAATTCGAGTAGGAAAACTACAAGAAGTTCGATAGTCGAAAAAAGAAATAAACCTTATCGAATTCCACCTAAAAAGGTTATTAGAAATAAAGTTCAAGAATCTACTTCTCATGCTGTAAATATTCTTGATGGTCTTTCAGATGATCAACCGGTGTCTCCAAATTCTCAATTATCTCAAATGAATGGAAATATGTTGAATATTAATTCTCAACCAAATATTGATACCGTAGCCGGACATGCTTCGGCTCTTTTATAAGGAGAACACACGATGGCAAATGTTGTAACAACCAACTATTTCAGAGAGCAGGTTGCCGGACAGAATGTTAGTTTGAGTGCTGATGCTTTTGCTGTTGCTTTGATGAACATTCATGTACAATCGGCATCTGAATCTACGCTCAAACAAGTCCAAACTTGGTCTGAAGTTTCGGCGTATGAAGTAAGCGCGGCAGGATATAGCGCGGAACCATTATCAGCCGATACTCTTTCTGCTAACACCAACAATGTTGTTTATTGGGATGGTAATAATATTACCTGGAGTAGTGTAACTATCAGTCCATATGGATATACTATCTATAGAATATCTGATGGGTTGGTCGTTGGTTTTGTAGAATTTACAACCGCTCCACAAACAACTGTGAATGGTGATCTTACGATTCAATGGAATGCTAATGGAATAATGAATATTATTAGTCCATAATAATTTTGAAAAGGAGTTTAAAATGTCAACAGCTTTAGAATTTTATGAAAAAGTGAAAATTTCGGGCGTCGTCGGTGATTTTAAGAGAATAATTGAAGAGTATCCAACAACCATTACACAAGAGGATTGGGATAAATTAGGGTCTGAATCAAAAGCAGAGTATGGTGATTTTGATACGTATCAAGAAAAAAGAAAATCTTCTATCAAGTTAACTCTCGAAGCCGCAAAAGTTAAATTACAAGAAGCTAGAAATTTAGTAGATTCTGAAAATATTTTTGTTGACGTAAATGAAAAGAATTCTTGGTTATCGGATTTTGATAATGTTATAGGATTAGCTGAAACAAAAATTTCAGAAATTGGTAAGTAGGAGAAATTGTGGGCGGCCCTCCAACCAAATATAGTGATAGTACGAAGTGGTTTTCGGTTCAGGTTGATTCGGGCGAAGTTGCAGTCAACGATACAGATGTTCCTGTTGTTGTAACATTGCCGGAGTCGGCAATCAGCGCGGCTAACCGTGCTGATGGTTTGGATATTGTTGTTACAACGTCTGATGGTACTTTAGTTAATCGAGAACTTTGTAGATTTTCCAAAAACGATAAAACTGGTGAAATATACTTTCAAGACCCTGCCCAAAGTACGGTAAATGGTGGTACTGAGCTTTTTATACAACTTGGTGGTTCAAGCGTAAATGTTGCGAATAGTACTGCTGTCTGGGAAGATGCATATGGTGGTTCTGTTGATGCTGAAGGTATATGGCACCTTGATCAATCATCTGGAAATGCTCCTGATAGTGGTCCGAATGGGTATACTTTAACAAATAATAACGTTGACACAAACCAAACTGGTAAAATTGGTAAATCGTGTCACTTTGACAAAGCAGACACAAATAATTCATTAAATAATTCTAGTGCCGGTAATTGGGAATATTCCCAAAAATTTACTTGTCTTGCGTGGGTAAATAGAGACTCAACTGCTAACTATAATGTTATTAGTCGCATTGAAAGTTCTGACCCCTATAAAGGGTGGCAGTGTTCAATGCAGTCTAATAATGCCATAAGATTTTGGTTAATTAATGATTTTTCAGGTGGCAAGTGGGCATACGCGACCGATACTGGCCCATCAACTGGTACTTGGGCTCATGTTGCCTGGGTGCATGATGGAAATGAAAGCATTGCAAATGTAGAGATTCTAATAGACGGCGTTGCTACAAATCCTTCTGTTCTTAAAGATGATCTTAATAGTAATACAATTATTACAACAGCTGATTTTACACTGGGGTCGAGAGATTCTGGTGGTGAATGGTATGATGGGTATATTGATGAAGCAAGAGTATGGAAGGATCAATTATCGGATAACCAAGTTAAAACAGCTTACAATATTGAATCTCAGGCTTCTTCAAACGGTGCTTTTACTGTCGGAGATGTGACTGAATTTGATGATGAGTCATCTAGTTCAGAATCAAGCTCATCATCGGAATCTAGTTCAAGTTCTAGTGAGTCTAGTCCTAGTTCAGAATCAAGTTCGAGTTCTAGTGAGTCTAGTTCATCGTCTGAGTCTAGTCCATCATCCGAATCTAGTTCGAGTTCGAGTGAGTCTAGTCCATCATCGGAATCTAGTCCATCATCGGAATCTAGTTCTAGTTCTAGTGAGTCTAGTCCATCGTCTGAATCTAGTCCATCTTCGGAATCTAGTTCGAGTTCAAGTGAGTCTAGTTCGAGTTCGAGTGAGTCTAGTCCATCTTCGGAGTCTAGCTCATCTTCGGAATCTAGTTCGAGTGAATCTAGTTCATCTTCGGAATCTAGTTCGAGTTCGAGTGAGTCTAGTCCATCGTCTGAGTCGAGTCCATCGTCCGAATCTAGTTCGAGTTCGAGTGAGTCTAGTTCGAGTTCCAGCGAATCGAGTCCATCTTCGGAATCTAGTCCATCGTCCGAATCAAGTTCTAGTTCGAGTGAGTCTAGTTCATCTTCGGAATCTAGTCCATCTTCGGAATCTAGTTCGAGTTCCAGCGAATCGAGTTCATCGTCTGAGTCTAGTCCATCTTCGGAATCTAGTTCGAGTTCTAGTGAATCTAGTCCGTCTTCGGAATCTAGTTCGAGTTCTAGTGAATCTAGTCCATCATCCGAATCGAGTTCGAGTTCAGAATCAAGCCCATCGTC